AGGTTGACTAACAGATCCTTCAGCATATCGATGAGCATCGTTGCATACGGCAGAAACGCTGTGCCGATCGCTGTGGAGACTTCAATCCAACCGGCCTGCAACGCTTTAAGCTGATTGGCGAACGACACGCTCGATCTGTCAACGTCGCCCTGAACTGCTGCTGTTCCGGCCAAGATGATGTTGTACCTGGCCATTACTTTCTGTGCGTCATTGGCCGTCTGCGGATCGAGTCCCTGCCTTAGCAATTCCGCTTTCATTGCTGTTTCGTTGACGATGACTCCGAACCGCTTCATGGGCTCTGACTCACCAACGATCGCAGAACGAAGGGCCTCGAATGCGTCGACATCTGCCGCGTTGTGAAAGCTCGCCAGGTCGTAGGAAAGCTGCGTTAGATTGCGACTCATCTCCTCCGCTGCCGCCGGATCCACGCCCATCGGGATGACCAGCGACTGAGCATCAGCCATGAAACCAAGAACTTCGGCGCGGCTGCGTCCCATCGTGGCGGCGAATTGATCGCCCCACTCCTGCATTGATCGAGCATTCTGGCCGAATACTACGTTAAATTTGTTGAGCGTTTCTTCCAGCGTGCTTGCGTTGCGGATCGCGTCAGTTATCCCGACCGAGATTCCGAAGGCGGCACCTAGGGCAGTAGCTTGACCGATCAACGATCGCATCATGCGGCTGAGCATGTTTAGGCTATTGCCGATAGCACCAAACCCAATCCGCCCGACCATCTGAACCTGGGCTGAAAACCTTTTGATCTGCGCTTCCATCGACGCGAAGACCCGACGGAAAGCGGCCTGGCCTTCCACCCCCATCTCAACATAAGCACGGCCTGCAAACTGTGCCATTAGCCGAACCTCGCTTTGTAGTATTCAACCCAGATCTTAGTCATCTTGCTAGCGTGCCTAGCCTGCGCGGTGGACATCGTTGGTCGTTTCGGCATCTTAAAAGACATCGGCCTCCCGGTCTTGCTTGTAATCAAACCGAGGTCTCTGTTTGCAATCGTCGTTTGTCCCCTTCTCCGCTTGATGTTCTGCAAGGTGATTAGCTTAGGAATGTAGCGAACCTTTGCAGTAAACGTACCGCCAAACTCATGTAGTTCGGCCCCCCACTTGGAACCAATCTTTTTACCCCATGCACCGAACCCGATCTTTACATCGCGCTTCGCTAAGTCAACTTCGTAAATGATCTTCCGGATTCCAAAGTCTCGATCTCCATATCGAGCCATCGGAGACTTGCCAGGCGGCCTTGGCTTGCGTCCCTGCTGATACACTGCGACCTGCTCGCCATCGATAACCTCAGTCCTGATCTGCTTCTGTGGTTTGACTGGACTTCCGATAAGCTTCCTTGCATCCTGCCGAATGATCGCACCGAATCTCTCAAGGGCTTTCTTGTCGATGTCCTTCAATGCTGAGATTCTGCGGTCGGCTTGCTGGATGATCCGCTGAAAGTTTTTGGTCTTTGCTTTCAGCTTGAGCATCGCGTTTCTCCTTTGGGACCATTAGCTTGAGCATAGAGATAGTTTGCGAGTTAATCGCCCATCGCTCCTTGCCATCCTTTTTCCCGACGTCGGCAAAAAGCTCAGGACGGGCCCCCCTCGCCATCTCCATTAACTGCCAAGCGTTCAACCCTGCGGGGTCGATTCCGACGACTCCAGCCAGTCTATAGAGAGCTTGCCAAACGCTTGTTTGATCCGCTCCGCCTGTACCTCCTGGCCCCGCTTGCTGCTTTGCCACAGTCCGGCCAGCAGTTCCTTTTTTGCGGGTGCCAGGCGCGAAAAAAAATCGCTCCACTCCTCCATGAAAGCATCTATGCCAGCGGCCAAAGCATCGCCATCAAGCCGATCGCCAAACGTCATGCAATCAATGCCCAATGCTTGGGCCTGATCCATGCAGACAAACCAAAGAACATCCATCAATGTTGGGATGTCAGTTGGCATCTGCTCAGGGGAGTCTAGTAAATCGATCTTTAGATTCTGCTTGATCGCCAGTAGGTTACCGACCGTCAGCTTGATCTGCCACTGATGGCCGGTGGAATCCTTAAACGCTCGCATGGTTGAACCTCAAATGGATGTTGTGTAGTCAGGACTACGGTACAACATACCAAGAAGGCGCCGCGCTGGCATTCTTCACGGGTCTCAAAGAGACATCGACCATGAGAGCTTCACCGAGGTTTTCATTCCTCGTAAAGCTCTTGACCATGAACGACGCCCGCAATCCCTGGTTTCCAGCCGATCCGGCTCCCGTGATGATTCCATCCATCACCGCGCATTCGATCGCGGTGTTGTTAATGAAGGCATCCTTGATCGCCGTGAAATCAGCGTCGCCGGTATCCCAGAGCATCCCGAATTCGACGGTAGCATCCTTCATACCGTCAACGAATTCCTTCCAGCCACCAGACGCCCGAGTCGTTACGTCGGTTTCGTCCTTCTCAAGGCTCAAGGTCAAGTCCTTGACGTTGCCAACAAGATCCCAGGTCGGGCTGGCATAGGTGCCGGTGTTCCGGTAAAGCTTTGCGTTTTGGCTCAATACGTGTGGCATCAAATGGTTCCCTTATAGCGGATGGAAATGGTTGTCTGTAGGACGCCATCTTCGGCCACCCGGTTAGGGTCGAATGGCTCCAATTGCTCGATCTCATGAACGTATAACCCCGCCAGGTTATTGGCCGCCAAGCGATCCATTAGCTCCTGGCAGAGCGTCAAAAATTGTCCCGTCTTAGTCTCCTGCGCTGCCTCAGTCCGAAGGACCACGCCAATGGTGTAAATCTTCGTCCAAAGATTACTACGGCTCAGCAGTTCGCGGGATTGCTCGGCACTGTGTACCGTGACATCCCAGCCAGTAAGCACATCCCGATCGTAAATCGGGACTAGCTTCTTAGCGGTCGTCACTGTCTGGCTGTACGTCCCGCCCTGGATGAGCGAAACAACAGCGTCAACTAGATCCACTGGCAAGGGCATTAGATTTCCTTCGTGTGGATCCTTAGAGTCTGCATCGTCTGATCCTGGTATCGCCAGGCAGCCTCACCACCTACCGAAAGAACCTTGTAAACCTTGGTTCCTTCGGCGATCTGATCACCTCGCTGAGGAGTTATCACAACGCCACCGATCTTTAGTTCCGACGCAAGCAAAATGTAGTCTCGGCTTTTGATCTGCTCGATCACCGATCCATCCTGCGTGACATCGTGAACCGACCGGCCAGGGACAGCCCTGGAAATCGTCACAGATGAAGCACCGCGGGTGTAGGTGATCGACACTCCATGAATGGAGCGTGCGGCCTTATGTGCGGCGATGACTGCGGATTCCAGGGCTGTTGTCATTGCTTACCTCAGTGGACTAGGATCAGGTCAACAGGGTTTCGGTGCTGCCGATCTGATCCGTAACCACAATGGGCACCCCGAACGACTCCGAGGGGAATGGTGCAGGTGCTCCCGTTGGGTTGGTCGCGGTCCGGCTGGACTGCAACTGACGATGGCTACGTCGGTTCATCACGATGTAGTTGGGACCGCGGGAAGCAGGGAACTTTTCCAAAGCCTGAGCAATCAGGCTATCGGTCAATCCCTTACCAGAGTCGGCAGTCAGGTTGGCGATGCGGACAACGCTGTAGATCGATCCAACCTTCAGACCACACCAACCAACGATTGGGTGGTAGTAAGCTGGGAAGCGACCAGTAGTGGATCCGGCACGCTCAACGATCTGCCGTTCACCGATCGAAATGACGCCCTGCTGTCCCCACAGGACTTGGCAGTCAGCATCGCCGGTGCGAACGAGGTACACCGAAGAACCAGTGGCAGAAGTCGTTCCACCAGCACCGACAACCTGGGCATCGCTCAAGCCGTTCAGGTTAGCTTGGCCAGCAAACCCAGCAAACCCACCAGCATCGTTTCCGGTGCCATAGAAGATTTGCTGCTCAACCTCGGCCATCGCCTGTCGCATGTGGGCGAGTGCCTCGATCCCCATCATGTGTTCCAGGCCACGCTCATCAGCGGTCGCGGCTGCGATGTCAACGGCGAACGAAGCATCGAGCACCTTGAGGTCCAGCGTCACGCTGGTGTAGGTGCCCTTCTTGTTTTCGATCCCATCATTGACATCACGGAATCCAACCGCTGGGTTGGCGGTGATCTTGCTGTACTTGAACGTGTTGCCAAGCACGGTTCGCGCTGCGAGCACGCTCAGGAATGGTGCATCGTCAAGGACATCGCTAACAAGGAGGTCCATGTCGGTCTTGTTGAAGTGAGCCACGTCGGTCGTCGTCAGGTAGCTATCAGCCATAATTCAAAGTCTCCGTTTTGGTTGCGTTGGTAAAAATCAGTTCGAGCGAGGAGCGAACGCCCCAGCCCATCGAATCGCCTTCTCATCAGCACCAGCCTTAGCAAGCTTCGCTCGTCGCTCTGCTGCTTCGATCTGAGCTGCGGTCAACTCCTTGCCAGCAGGAGCGGCACTCAGTGGCTGCTCCTCGCCAAGCTTCCCCTCGATCGCTGCAAGCTTCGCGGTTAGCTCATCCACCTGGGATTGCAGCTTCGCATTAGCCTCGCCAATCTCGCCGTTGACGATCGACAGGCATTCCTGCATCGTCTTGCCTTCAAGGAACCACTTGGCCCCCCGATCACCAAACGCAACCATGTAAGGTTGCGCAGCCTCAAGGCTCATCGCAGCGGGTGCAGGTGCCACAGGTGCGGCCTGTTCCTGCTGCTGAGTCTCGACAGCGTCCACCGCTGCATCAGCCATAACTTCTTCTCCGTAGTGAAGCGACAGAAAACCAAGTAGTCTTTCAACTACTTCCTTTTTCGGAACACCCGAAAAGTGAGTCTCAATCAGCGAGCTAACAACCGGTGCCAAGTCTCGCTTGTCGTATAGATCAAAGAGCCCACCACGGGTCGCGGCTGGCTCATCAACAAAGTCAACAGCCCTCAGCCCCTTGATTCTCAATGGTGCTTTTTCGCCTGGCTTGAGGGATTCCAAAGCGGCTAGCATCTCATCAGAGAAGTCAGCCACGATCGACAATCCAAACGTCTCGGAATCCTCTTGGGCGAGCTCCAGGAGGTACGCTCCCTGCTGACCCTTAGGACTGTTATCACTTGCCGAAAGCATGGTGAAATCAGCGTAGACAGCGTTTCCCTCAACGCGGAAATTCCGTGCCCTTGCAACGGTGGTCCCGAGGCCATCGCTAGACATGTGCGGGTGCGTCCAGCGTGCTTTGATTCCGCGGGTTGCACCGTTGCCGATGTCAGCGACCTGCTGGAGCGTGACAGCATCAACGACGATTGGCCGAGAGTCGTTTAGACTCCCTGCCTCGATCACCTTGGCCCGCTTGATCGTTCGGCCATCAACACCGCTTGCCGGTGCTTTGGTAGCCTGGCTACGAAACATCGTTAGACGGCTGCTGCCCATTGTCTTCTCCTTCGCTTTCGGTGGTCTCTTCCGGAACGCCTGGCTCAGCCATCACGGGGACAGTAACCAGCCCTTCGGTCGATTCGTCGAAGCCGTATTGCGTTAGGTAGTCCCGCTCCTCGGCAAGCTTGCGGACAACATCCCGCCAATCGTCGCCGTACTTCTCACGGCGGATCTCTGAACGAGTGCGTAGCTTGCCTTCAACGGCCATGAGGTCGCCGGTAATCTCTTGCTCGGGATTCCAATAGGGCACACCCGCTGGGATCCAGTCCCAGTAGATTTGATCGATCTGCTGTACGCCCGCAGGCATCGAAAGGATTCCCGCTGCCATCCACTGCTGGATCTTCCAGACGGTGATCCGGTCCAGCATCTCTTTCAAATCTTCTCGCTTTGCCTTGCAGGCTTGCTGATACTGGATAAGAGCAGCTCGGGAACCAAAGAAGTTGGTGTACGCTTCATCGTAAAACGACCAAGGGATATCCAAACTCTTTAGAGCAGCTTGCAGGCTAAGCGTCAGGAACGCCTGGAACTCTGTTGATGGATGGCGGGACTCTAGGAACTCAGCCTTATCGCCTGGGTCAAGTTCAAGCTTGACTGGACCTCGGCCAAGATCGACTTTGTATTCATCGCCATACAGCTCGGCATCGTCATCAGCCATTTCGCGGGTGATGGCGAGGGCGAAGAGCTGGGTTATCTTAGCTTTGGCCCGTGCGTAGTCGGTCACCTCCAGCGAATCCTGGAATGACGCGATCGCGGATGTCAGTGGGCTTACTCCACGCACCTGGTCGAACGAGTCGAAGTAGGCAAGCTGAATTACGTTGCCCGCGCTGATGTCACGCTCAAAGGCGTACTGGCCATCCAGCGAACGTGACCACACCGCAACACGATTCATCGATCCGCCAGCACCTACCTTGATACCGTGGACCCAGTTGTACATCGGATCGACGCGGTTATCAGGCGAGCGTACGCGATCACCTTCGATCGCCTGGAGCCTGCCATCACGAAGCTTAACTAGAAAGACATCACCATCCAGCACCCTACGCATCTCAGCCAGGCGAACCATTCGGCGCAGCGAGTGACGGCCAGCGATGTCGCAATTGATCGGGCGGTTGTACCAGTTCATTAACGCTTCAAGGCGTTCATTGAAAACTGGGTCGTCGGTATTTGCTTGGAATGTGAATGTCGAAACGTAGTCCAGGTGCTTGCGGATCGCCCAGGCCGCTACGCTGAAATTGCGGTTTAGCTCCCGGGCACCCTCGATTACCCTTCGTCGCTTCTGCGAATCTAGCAACGCATCGCTAGACTGGATCCGCGTACCTGGGTCGCGTCGCTGCTGGTTCGGTTCGGCTGCAATGTACCGCCCGAAACGGGTTAGCCAATTGGTCGCGGCGCTGCGTGCTTCTTTAATCATGAGCGTTCCCCAGATTAAAGTTACTCATCCGCGATCTGGTGCGACTGTAGCGGGTGACTTCCTTCCGCCAATACTGAAGCTCTTTCATCGCCTGCGAGCGGTCAAAATCGACGCTCGTTCCGTCAACGGAGACGCTGACGATCCCAGCGCCGGAGGCGATCTGGGTCTCTAGAGAATCCACCATCTGCTTGGCGAATTCCAATTTGCGATTACGCTCAGAGAAATCTGCATTTGTCATATAAACATAAATGCAGAAAAGAGGCGATTTTCGCCCGAGTTACCTAACAGATTCTGACTATTTTGGCGAGATTGGACCAACTTCTCGCAGAATAGATGGCTGGTTGCAGAACTTGCAACTAACCCGGAATCGTCGGATCTCCTGATTCAATTCCGGGTAGGTGGCGTGGTAGTGGGCCCCCTGCTGCTTTAATAGCCCGCCACACTTTCCGCAATGCGGGCAGCAAGGGACTTCGTAGGAAACGGTGGGCGGCTTCTTCTTTGGCTGGTTCATAGGTAGTCAACGCTCCCGCGATGTCGCTTCCTTGGTGCTTCCTGCTGTGGCTGCTGGGTGGCTGGTGGCTGCTCGCCTGTGGTCACCTGTGGCATCTGTGCGGCTGATCGCCTCCGCTTTGGTCCCGCGTCGCTGGGCAATCTGCAACCCTCAACCGAGGCGGCGACACAACACCCGACCAAACAGTCTAGCCAGTGGTTGTCAGGGCGATCCGCTTTAATCTTCCATTCATCAACCGTCCTACCGCGTCCCTCAGTTCGCACAGGGAACTCTGCGCGTAGGTGCTTGGCGATGGTCTCATGCTCGATCCCGCTCGCCTGGTACAGCGTGAGACTGCCAGGTGTACCTGGTTCGGTTGATAGGCGGGAATGAAGGAAACTCTTCCACCAATTGGCGTCGAATAGGACGTGCCGAATCGGGCTGTCCTTTGCCCTGTCCACCCGCCAATGTTGGCCAACAGCCCGCCCGAGTCGCCTGGTGTGGTTCGCGTTCAGTGGCTCATTCGATGCACCGATCCCCTTGCCGTGCGATGGATAGATCGATCCCTTATGAGTTGATCGCTGGCAATGCTGGTAAACGATGTTGCGGCTGAGCCCCCAGTTGGCATCTATCAGCATCCGATTGATTGCGAGCTCCAGCCCGTCCTCAGTCTTCCAGGTGCGGCTGAATAGATCCTTCTCGATTGCTGTCAGTGCTTTGGCAATCTTCGATTCCAATGACTCGCCTGGAAATTGCTTGGTGAAATTGTTCCTAACACCAGTCATTCGGAAATTCGTCGTTCGCTGATTTGGCCATGCTCCGTACTCGATTACTGTGCCAGTCATATCGTGACGCCAGGCGGTGACAGCATAGAAAAGGATCTCCTGCTGTACGTCAACCATTGCGACAAGCTTGGTGGTGTTCGCTGGTGCAATAGCCTTTGGAGTGTGGCCCATCCGCTTAGCGAGTGCGGTTTCGCTCAGCATCGTATCATCAGCGCGGAGCTCCATCGGCTGATTTTGATACTCCGCGAAAAACGCACCTTCATCCCGGAAGTAGAGGTTCATTGCGTTTTGAATCGCTGATAGCTCATCCTCGTTGAAACGATCCTCCCAAGCGGCGCGGGCTCCCTTGTCCATCTCGGCCTGGTTGTCACGATAGAACTCCGTGGCTTCGGTGGTATCGGTGCCGTTACGGAAGCACGCTTCCCGGATCTCCTGATACCGCTGCCAAAGATCCATCTTTTCGGGCATACCATAAAGCAACTGGGTTCTTTCGCCGTGCCACTCAGGGGAGACCTGACGATCTAGCGATTGGTCCGCCATGTCGCCACGCTGGATGACTGTGCAAGGCATCACACCAGCGATCTTTACACCAGGACCAGCGAGGCCCAAAATGTCGCCGTTGACGATGGCTAAGCGATCATCGTTCTGGGTTCCGCTCTTGGCGGATTCCCGCGTCTGTGGGTCATCCAGGATCACGTAATCGGGGCGGATAACCTCGCCATCTGGTGTCGTCTCCTGCTGTCCTCGAATATCGCCAGTGATACCACAAACTGATACCAGTGATCCTGAAGCCTGGCTACCCTCGATCGTCGGCAGCATGATGTTATCGGCCAGCCATCGGATCGCGGTATTCTTGCCTCGGTACGTCTGCGAATTCGCCCGAGCTGGCTTGCCATCTAGCAGCACGATCGGATAGCAGACTTCGGGGAAGTCGGCCAGTAGTAACGGGTTGAACCGTAGCTCAGATTTGATGCCGTTCAAAAGCTTCTGGGCTTTGGGTTCAGTGGCACCCACCAAGCACACCCAGCGACGGAACCCGCAAAGCAGAGCCCAAGTAGCGGCGGTGATGGCGATCGTTGTTTTGCCGGAACCACGGGGCATCGCCATTGCGAATAGACCACCAGCCTTGACGGTGGTTTCGATCCGCTCCAGGACTCGCAAGTGGTCATCAGACCAACCCAGGTGGAATGCTGACGGGCGGTAAATCTCGCAGTAAGCGCGGAGGCTGTCCATCGCCTCCTGCCTGCGGACTGGATCGCCAATTGGCGGAATCTCGCCAATGTCCGCGGCGGCTTTAGCCTGCTGGCGCATCCGCTCCGCCATCTTTTCGCGGTGGACGCGGTACTGCTCGGCAAGCTTGTCCTTGCGGTTGTCACTCATCGTCGCCATAGATTGATCCCAGCTCAACTGGGTCGCCCGTCACGGTATCAGGCAGAATGACATACCAAGCCTTATTTTCAGCAGCTCCGCGATAGACTTTGTAACGACACCCTGGGAAAAGGTTGGTGAACTGTGCCACACCGTTTGCGTCGCTTGTCACGGTTCGCAGGCGGTTATCCAGTGCCAGGCCAACTGAACCCTGAGCAAGCCCGACTAACTGCATGGTGATCGATACTCCAGCCTCGACAACTCCTAGGTGGCTGTAACAGGTGTAGTAGCCGGTGATCTGCGTCGCTGGGCTTGGTGTGATGCTGATCGCGGTCAGGCTGTAGCTTACGGTTTCATCGTCATCGACCACCAGAGACGCGCCGGCAAAGGTTGCACCTGGCGAAGTGATTGCGACAGTCCAGGTTCCATCGTCAACGTTGAACGTGATTTGGCCAGAAGCGTTTGTAGATCCGACGTAGGTTTCAGCGGCTTTGGTCAATCGAACGCTAGCACCTTCAACGGGCGATGCTGACAGCGTCACAGTGACAACCACAGTCCTGGCGCCGGTTCCGGTTCCGCCTCCACCGCCACCGGTTGGTGCATTCTGGAGAGCGGATGTAGAGAAGCGAGCATTGGCTGTTCCGTCATTGACAATCATCGTTGTCAGATCGACCAACTGAGTAAGCGCACCTACAGCCGTTGCAATCTCAGTCGCGGCAGATGCTGCGAGTGCATTGGAGTCGATCGCACCTGCGGCAAAGTGGGTGTTATCAATGACTGCGGGCTGTAGTTCGTGGATGTCGGCGGCTACGTGATGTGATCCAGTCACTTGCACCGTGCGATTGCTGTTCGCTGCGATCAAAACGGAATCGAGATATCCAGCCCTTGTCGCGGTCCAATTGCTGGCCAGTGCCGCGTTGTTAGTTCCTCGCATGTCAGTGTTCGTGGTCGTGGTATCGACCAGCGTGACGCGGGAGATGTGACCAGATCCATTAATTCCAAGCGCGGCGAAGTTAGACGGGAAAGCTTGCGTCAGTGCGTAGCCTGTCTTGTCGCCGACAACTTCCGCGATCGACGCCATGCGACCACCAACCAAGCCGGATGGGAGACGGTTCTGGATGTCCTGCGTATCGACTTCGATGTCCGTCGCCGTCTTGATCGTTGTTCCGCTCAGGTTCAGAGTCGTCGATGGAGAGCCAACGTTGGCAAGGTCGATGCCAGCCTCGCCACCAGAAGAGACGTCGAGCGTTCGACCAGCCGTGGTTGGCTTGAGTGCACCGAATGCGTCGGTCTGGTAGTCAACGGCATCGAGCTGAATTTCTATGTCGACCGGATGCATGTTTGTCGCGCCGCGAAGACATATCTCAACGAATGTGGCACCTGCTGCGATCGCCCCGTTAGGGATGCCTATTTGGTATCTCCCAGAGCGGGAACCGCTCGCAACGATACCGCCACTCACATAAGACCCCAAGGTACCAGCAACCAGTCCAGTTCCTACGCCAAGCTGAGTCCATGAAGAATCACCTGATCGCCTGTACTCAAGAATTAGACCGCTGGTGGTGTGAGTAAGGCCTGAGAGCCCAGCACCGCTCGTGCTTGTGT